GGGGGGGGCTTAACGCTACCGTTGAGGTAACCTTAACGGTTTTCTTATGAGCTAACTTTCCGACCTTGCGATTGATGTCAACTCGCACGTTGTACGCCTTAATTTCATCATCAGCACGCGCGTTGATGTACCCTTTTTTGGTCTTCTCAAAAAACTCGTTCAAAACAGGGCTAACGACGTCCTCATCCAACCTAATGCGGCGAGATACCAATGCCACATCCAATGGCAAAGGTTTCTCGCTCATGTAATACCAATCCAACAGTCGTCGATACGCCAAGTCCTCGGCATCGTCTAAATGCATAGTGTGTGAGATGTAATCGCCAATGTGGAATTTGTACCAAATCATTTCGCTGTCTTTCCAAATATGTCGGGTCTGAGATCAGCCCTCTTCACTTTTCTGCCAGTATTCGCTTCGATGTCGCGAGCCAGTTCAGGGCTAGGCAGGTGTCGCCCACTGATGATGAGTGATAGCCATGTCTTACTGATGCCTAAAGTCTTGGCTAACGCGACCTTGGCACCCCTTGGTTTATCGATAAAGTATTCGGTTAATGTCATGTAACTCCTTTTGTTAAGTTAACGTCATCTTACATCAAAAAAATATTTGTGCAAGTAGTATTGTACGATCAAGTTAAACATGATACAGTGCGATGTGTTTAACTCGAAAGCGAACAAATATGAACAGCGAATACGAACAAGCAATGCTTGAAAGAGTGCAAATGCTCGAAGATGCCTTGGAAAGGGCGGAGGCGGGTGTTGCTACAGGGGCTGATTGGGACATCATTCGCTATGAGTGCGGGATGCCCAAAACGCAAACAGTGAAACTACAAACCATTTCAATTTCAAGGAGCGAATAATGGGATTAACAGTGAAAGCATCTGGTGGGTCATCCACCTTCAAACCCGTACCGTCTGGTATGCACCTAGCACGGTGCTATCGTATTGTCGACATGGGTACGCAAATTACCACTTGGAAGGGTGTTTCTAAAGAGCAAGCCAAGGTTATGTTGCAGTTTGAAGTTCACAGCGAAGACGCTGATGGCAAACCGATTGTGACCGACAAGGGTGAGCCAATGTCTATCAGCAAAAACTTTACCGCCAGCCTTGCCGACAAAGCAGTCTTGCGACAAGAACTTGAGAATTGGCGCTCACGGGCATTCACACCTGACGAACTCAACGGGTTTCAACTAAAGAACGTGTTGGGCGTTTGGGCTATGTTGTCTGTGGTCAAAGAGCAGGGTAATGACGGCAACGAGTACACCAACATCTCTAGCATCAACCCAGTGTCCTCACAGATCAAAAAAGCTGGTCTGCCAGAAGGTCATAACGAGTTGAAAATTTTTGACTTAGAGAACCCAGACATGGCATTGTTTGAGACCTTTGGAAACAAGATCAAAGAGAAGATTCAATCCACCCCTGAGTGGAACAAGAAAATACTGCCTACACCAAAACAGGCACCAAGTTCTGGTTTTGATGACATAGATTCTGACATCCCGTTTTGATCAATAGGAGAGTGGCACATATGAAATTACTAGAACTGATTAGGCGCAAACCAGCGCCTGAACCTGAGCCAAAACCGCAGGTGACCGCACTTACCGTATCAACGACGCAATTGAGCGAAATAGCTGGCATACATTTGCCATCTCAAATGCTGAAGAATTTAGGCATTCAACCGTTTGCCAGCACCAAAAATGGCGTTTATTGGTCAAGTGAAGACATACCGCATATTTTTATGGCGTTATCCAAATACTTTAGCCAAAAAGCCAAAGAGGAGTTGAACAAGGTATGAGCACAATAGTGTCAGCACCACGGGCTAGTGAGTCTAACCATTGGTACACCCGCGAGGGTGCTCCACAATACACCGTTGAAGCCGCTAAGGGCGGTCAGCGCAATACAACCCTGCGTGACGCACGCAAGATGAACTTGGTACCCTCGGTCACGACGGTGCTCAATGTCGCCGCTAAACCCGCTCTGCTGGCTTGGATGCAACAACAAGTTCTGTTTGCCGCGCTAACCCTTCCCCGCCGCCCAGACGAGCCTGAAAAGGAATACATCGACCGAATCATTTCTGATTCAAAAGAGCAGGGTCGTTCTGCGGCGGATGCGGGAACTGCTATCCATGCATCGATTCAAGGACATTATGAAGATACACCTACAGGAAGACACCAAGAGAGTGTTACAGCCTGTGTCAAAGCAATCACTGAGCACTTCGGAGAAGCCGTTTGGATTTCCGAAAGATCATTTGCACACGAGGCGGGTTTTGGAGGTAAGTGCGATTTATTTTGCGCTGGCACCCTTAACGCCGTCATTGACATCAAAACTAAAGAGTTTACCGACCCCGCAAAGGTCGACGCCTATGACGAACACCTTATGCAACTCTCTGCATATCGAGTTGGTTTAGGTATTCCCCATGCACGGTGTGCGAACGTGTTTGTGTCCCGCAATGTTGAAGGTCTGGTCGTCGTCAAAGAATGGTCAGCCGAAGACTTGAGTCGTGGGTTTGATATGTTCATGCACCTGCTATCTTTCTGGCAACTTAAAAATCAACATCAATGAGGTATCCATGTTAAGTGAAGAAGAAGTCAAACAAGTTTATTTTTACTGCGACGAAAAATTGCCAGATGCAATTTATGCAGACGACTTAGACATTGTCCAGTTTGCCCATAAAATTGAAGCATATGTAACGCCTACGATTGCAATGAGGGAGCACCAAAGATGCGTACAGATCGTAAGCGAGATGAACCCAGAAGTTGGGAAGGCTTTGCACAATCAGAGACCGAAATTCTAAAAGCCTTAGAAGAGGCTTACGAACAAGGTTATGACGATGGGTTTGAGGAGGCTCGCGAGAGTTTCGTTCAAACCCAGTTGTTGCTCTCTCACACTGGTGGATCAGCATAAAAAAAGCCCCCTGTGAGGGGGGCTAAAAGGAGAGTGGCAACTGCTCCTCAAATGACAATCATTGCGGCTCTTTTTCTGTCAGAGCCTTGTAGCCTTCATAGGCTCCCATTAAACCTGTACCGATAGCGCCAGCACCTTTAATTCTAGCTGTTCTGGGGCCAATCACTGGCACGGTAGCCGCCGCACCAAAACCAGTTTGAGCACCAGCGCCAGCCGCTTGCTGGATAGCCGCAAGCAACTCAGGACTGCGCTCACCAGCTTGGTAGCGTTTGATTAGTTCTTCAATTGGCATATTGGCTAGTTCATTGATACCCCTAGCGGCTTGTAGGCCACCAATTGCACCAATGCCTGCACGAGTCACTATACCCGCTTTGCCAGACTTTACACCCGTAACTTCAAGTGGTCTTGCCACCATGCCCGGCGCTGTCTTCGCCGCTTTACGTCCAGAGGCTAAGTCTGCTTCAGCGGCGGCTTGTCGATCAGCGGCTGTCTCTGCAACAGTTTGTGCGCGTGTGACACCAGACGTTTTAGCACGTTGAGCCTGCTCAAATCTTTTCTGAGCCTCGCTTTGTTGTTGAGCCGCAAGAGCACGTTCGTTTTTTAGACGTTGCATTTCTTCTTGTTGCGCTAATCTTTCCTGCGCGGCTCTGTCATCAGCCATGCGTTGCTCAAGTTCTGCCTGTTGTTTTAAAGGAGCGGCAACCTCTGGCTGGACAAGAATTCCAGAGGGGGTTGCGTCTGGCATACCAAAAGCAAGTCTTGCCCTTTGCCCTGTGTCTGGAACAATCCCAGACTTAGATGCCTGCTCAAGGGCTTTTTGTTGTTCAGCCGCTTGCAGTGCTCGGAACGAAGTAACCTCGTTATAGTTCTGACGTTGACGACCAGTTGTTCCAGTTTCTGGATCAATTGTTCCCTGCATCATTTGCTCAGTTGCCGTGCGTGACATTGGAGCATCTGGATCAGTAATGATCTGAGGGGTCGCAGAAGCCATAGAACCAGCTTGTGGCGCGGTTTGTGTAGTTGCCGCAAGGGTAGGTGGCACCTTAGCCTTCTGAGCGTTTACAGCCTTCTGTAAGTCCTCTTCGGCATATTTCAAAAAGAACTGCGTCCGCTTGTACTCAGCTTCTAGCGCGTCAAGGTCTGTACCACCAGCAATTGGTGTTGTGCTACCCATGCGCTGTTGCAATCGTTGCTCGGCAATATCTGCGCGAACCTTAGCTTTTTTTGCCGCATCCTGAAGTGACGTTAGGTCTGGAGCCTTGGCAGGCATTTGCGGATCAAAAGGAATCTGACCTAATGCAGAAAAACCAGCACCTGCAAGCGCACCAGTGGCTGGGTCAATAGTTTCTCTTGGTGTTGGTTTTGGCGGTTCGTCAGTTGTTCCAGCGTCTAGGCGATCTTGTTGGATGCGCTCCGCTTCTGTCATTGGTTTGACTGTAGCAATCTCTTCTGGGTCTTTGTAAAAGCCAGTAGTAGTTTTGTGAGCACCGCGCACCTTGTCCTCATACTCTTCTAAAGAGTCTTCAAAATAAGAACCCTTTACGCCAGTGTTTAAACCCTGTGAGTATTTAGAAACGTCTGATCCAGCATTCAATGCATTGGGGTACAAGCGACGAAGGAAGTGCGAGTAGTAGTCACCAAAAGCCTCTGGGCTTTCAAAATTGATGTACTTGTCTTTTGACCCAGTTTTGTTGTCTTTGCCTTCTTTGCCACCACCAGACATATCTTTGATGTTGCCAAGGTTGAAGTCACCAACAGGGCTACGACCGTAGTTAGACTCCATGCCCCACTGCGCTAAAAGTACGGAGGGGGCAATACCTGTTTTCTGGCTCACCTGTACAGCAATAGGGCCATACTCTTCGGTGAACATTTTTACATGGTCGTTAGCCATATCACTCCCCTTCGCGTTTCTTGCGGATCACTTGAGTTTGCGGGTCTCGAATGTAGCCGGGCGGGATCGACGAATCCGTAGATGGCGGTCTTGCGTTGGGATTAGCAGAAGTCGCTGGCTTAGGCTTCTTCCTGAGCAAGTCAGCGTTAGCCTCGCGAATGTTCTTGAGGGTTTCAGAGTAGTCAGCCTTAAGCGCCTTGTACTCAGCAGAGTGCATAAAGTCATCGTAAGACTCGCCAGTTTTACGATACTGAAGCCACGCTCCATATGCTCTGTCATCAAACTTAGAGCGCTCAATGAGCAACTCAGATTTGAGCCTAATGACAACATCGCTGTCGGTTGGCATAGCGCCAAGTTCTGCGGCAAGTTGGCTTTCTTTCTCAGTGATCTGACCCTGACCCTGCATGGTCTTACGGAACTGAATATTGAGTTGTGCGGCGGACTGAGCAAACATTTGCAAGGTATCGATCTGCTCGTCTGTAAGACCTTGTTGCTTGAGAATGTTGACTGGCAAATTGATAGAACCGCTTGGTGTTTGAATACCAGCACCCAATGCCTTCATAATCACATCTCTGGTCTTACCAGTGTTAAGCAGTCGGAACACCTCTGGGTTGTTCTTTGCGTAAGTGATCATGTCAGCGGCTGTCTGCTGATTGTCAAAAGCAACAGATGCACGATTTTTCAAATCGGTTGCAGACTTTTCTGATGACTCTGCACGAGTACCTTCAGTTTTTACTAAGCGCTCTCTCTCCTGAGCCGACTCTAGTTCTGTTTTTGGACGTTGAAACTCTGTCTGACCTTGTGCATTCTTTTTGCCGACTGGCGCGATCATGCCGTTCTCAGCCATAAACTTAATCAAAATTTGTTCATTGCCAGTAGTAGCGGCTTGGCGTGCGGCATCAAAGAAACCATCAGCCACTTCGGTGCGAACCTTAACCTTCTTATCGCTGTAAGGAATGGTGACTTCAGTAAAGCCAGCATCAGCCGCTTTCTTGGCTTCAACTTCAGCTTTCTGAAGGTTGAACAAAAACTTCTCTGTGTCTGGGTCGCCAATCTGTTGACCAGCAACAAGTTCTCTGCGACCAATAGGTGCAAAGCCTGTGACGGTGGTTGGGAGACCGGGTCGACTTGCAGGCATACCGCCACCCATTGGAGGAGCGCCAGCAGGAACCGCTAATCCGCCTAACGGAGTACCGCCAGCTTGTGGCATAGCACCTTGTGGGCCACTCAAGTTTTGGAGCATTGCAGAACCCGCCAACTTTTGACGCAACTGTTGTTGCTTCATCATCAAGTCAAGATTTTGTGTATCTGTAGTTGCTTGACGTTCTTTTTCACCCAAAGTGGCTTTATGGAACTCGCCCATGCCCTGACCAAGAGACTCAACAAATTGACCAGTCTTTGTGGGTTGAGCCAAACCAACACCTAACGCCATAAACTTTGGGTCATAAGGTAATGTTGTGCGCTTGGCTAAAGACTCTTGCATCTTTTGAATTTGCGCATCTAACTGCATACGACCTTTGTTTAGGTTCGTAATCTCTCTGTTGACATCAAACGGTTCATCCTGAGCAGTTATTTGTTCAGCGGCAATTCGATCAGCATCAGCGGCTTGATCCGTTTTTTGTGCAGGCTTACCCTGCGGCATAGCGGCGGGTCTTGCCTGCGGTGGTTGAGAGACTTGACCTAATCCGCCCTGTGGTTGTTGTGCAATCATTTTTTTATCCCACTAAGTAACCATCTTGGTCGTAATAATTGCCCTGTCCATCATGGTATGCGGCACTGTTTGGCATGACATCTTGTAGACCGCCACCATCTGCCATCATTACAGCACCACCAGTAGCCGCTCTCTTAACAGGTTGACCAGCTTGCACTGCGGTTGCGGCGGCGGCGTCTTTGTCTCCGCTGTACAAAGAATACAGGATAGAACCCAAAGAACCAATTTGAGCCAATGGGCTAATGCCAAACTGACCTTGTTGACCGGGGCCTGTGCTTTGCTTGATTGATCCAGTTGGAATGTTTTGACCTTGCAACAGCTTGGCATAGTTCTGTGCCTGAATCATTGGGTAATCCAATGCGGCTTGACCTAACTTCTGCTCACTGGCACCCATGTTGAACAACGCATTCAATCCGCCAGTTCCTGTTTGGAATTGTTCTTGACCTAACTGAGTCAAACCCTGACCAGCCTGCAATTGGCGCTGTAGATCGGCTTGAGCGGCTTTTATAGACGTGTCGTAACCACCGCTGAGGGCTTGGTACTGTCTGCCCAATAAATCGTTCTGGATGTCTCTTAACGTGTTTCCAGTAACTTGCTGTTGACGACGTGAGCCAAACTGCCCAGTACCAGTTGCCGCCGCACCTAATGCTGGGAGCACGTTTTCTTGTACGTTGCGCTGTGTCAGGCGACCCATCTCATCGACTACATAGTCTTGATAGGGGTTCATGTACCCGCCAACGATCTCAGGGGCGGCTGTACCGCCTGCACCCGTTAGCATCTGGCTGGCTTGACCTAATGTGCCAGTCCCAGAGAACGCCATGTTGGGAGCCATTTGAAGGGCTTGCTGTTGCAACGGGCTAAAGCCTGCTACACCGCCCTGTTGGACAGCGCTTTGACCTAAGTTGGCAATGTCTTGTAGGTAGTCAGTATAAAACTGGGGGGCGGTATCCTGCGTCTGCGTAGTTGTGGTTACGTCAGGCAGTGCCGCGCCTTGGAATAGATCAGCCATTCATAGACTCCTTCAGATAGTTCAAAGGTGATTTAGCCTTTGGTGGTATTTTACCGAGAGGTGCGCCTCTTTTGTGAGCACGAATGTTTTCACGGAATTTATCAAGAACTTTGGCACCAGCTTTGTTTGAACCGTTACCTAACATGGAAACCAATTCGGCATCCATAACGTATTCACCATCAGCTAACCAAGCTGGGATGTCGTCAGATTGACCGTCGCCAGCACCGTTAACAGCGGAACCCTTGCGGAAGTCCACACGGTTATTTACCACTGGGTTGGTTTGATGGCTGTGAGCAGTGTGAGCCTGTGACAGACCACCCTTTTTCATACCTTCAGCCAAACCAAGATTTTCAGCAGGGTTCATTACGCGACCAAACGTGTAGTGCGTTGTGCCGCCACTTGCCATTGCTGGTTCTTCTTCAGCCATGTCTTCGGTCATGTACTCTTCTTGTGGCTCTTCTTCATAACCACCGTCTTCTAGCAAGTAACCGTATTCATCAACAAGGTTTCCAGACTGATCTGTAAGGTTACCCTCTTCATCCCTGTAGTTGTTCATATCAGGTTCTCTTAAGTAGCCTGATATTCCAAGATCAGAGTACAGACGATCATCAATGATTTCATCTCCAACGTCTTCTGCGTAGTCAGAATAAGAAACGATTGGGCTACCAGTGCCTGTGCGACCACCCACCATGCCTGCACCAAAGTCTGTAGTGCGTGGGTCAAACGAAGTCAACTCAGAGATGTCAACGGGTTGGCTTGGGCTAGCAGACTCACTGTCCCCAGCTTGATCCATCAAAGATGCAATCAAAGCACCTACGGCTCCGCCAGCCATGCCGGGGTTCTCTTGCACAAAATTCAACAACGAATCTAAAATTCCGCTTTGGTCTGGTTGAGTTTGATTAACCGCCGCCTCAGCCGTTGCTGTTGCAAAACTTGGTTTGTTTCCAGAACCTGTTGAAGTAACTGCACTAATAGCAGGCGTAATATTTCCAACATCGTCTGTTGTATACAGCGGTTCATTGGTTTGCATATCGTAGGTCTGATTACCAATCGTATATGTACCATCATTGTTGTCGGTGGCTAAATCTACACCGCCAGTTTCACTTTCTCTATACAGAGGAATATCCGTTTGCATATCAAACGTCGTGCCATTCATCGTATAAGTGCCGTCACCGTTGTCAACATAACCAGAGTTGGCAGACGGCTCAACAGAGACAATGTTTCCATCGTCATCAACCGTATAAAGCGGGTTACCACTTTCCATGTCAAAGACTTGATTATTTAAGTAGAACGTGCCATCTTCTAAATCAATTGCACCTTCTGGCATATAAGGCTGGTCACCACTTGGTATGTACCCATCGTCGCCTTCATCTAACATTGCTGAACGCAAGTAAGTGTTTTGATATGGGTCATTCTGAGAATACAAAGATTGATCGCCAGTCATTGATGGGTCGTCAAACTCACCATAGTTGTAGCCAACATTTTGAAAGTCTTGGACTTCTTCGTCAGTGTCAGAATAAATAGAATTTAAACCACCGTCTTCAAAACGACGAGCATTACGTTTGTATTTTTTTACAATTGAGCCACCCTTGGCATCTTCTTCATAATTTGTACCGTCATCGACGTATCCAGAATAGTCATCGCCTGTGCCGTCATCACCTAATGTGTAGTCATCACCAGATGTGTCGTAACCTAATGTGTCATCACCGATAACATCGTCACCTGTACCGTCAAAGCCTTCTTGATTCCATTCACCATCTGCACCTTGGTTCCATGTAAAGCCTGTTTCTGGATCAGTCCAAGAGGTTACGTCTTCTTCAGCAGAAGCATCAAAACCTTCTTGCGTCCACTCACCGTCAGCACCCTGATTCCAAGTAAGACCAGTCTCAGGGTCTGTATAGGTTGTTGCGTCCTCAGTGAAAGAGTCACCGCCTTCTAAAGTCCAATTACCGTCTGCTCCAAGGTTGTATGTTTCGCCAGTTTCTGGGTCTGTATAAGTTGTTTCATCATAAGTAGTTGTATCAACAGTCACCAGCAGAGGCATCAACATAATCACCATCTGCACCGACGGTGTACATCAAGTTTCCATCAGCACCGTAGATGTTTCCACTTTCATCAGCAAAGTAACCTTCACCAAGGTCTGTCATGGTAGAGGTGTCAGCACCAGTTATCGCAGTTGTATCTGTGCCAGTTACGGTATCAGTTGTAGTGTCAGTTGTGGTATCTGTAACCGCTTCCATGCCAACGATGTTTCCATCCTTGTCATAAGTTGTGACCATTCCGTCTTCAGTAACTGAGTAAGAACCATCCTCATTTGTTACAGCACCTTCAGGAGCAACAAATGCCTCTTCGTCAGCTTTGACGCGATCTAACTCGGCTTGAATTTGTTCTTCAGTCAATGCGGCTGTTACGCCTGCTGTGGAGCCTTTAGGAACAACAGGAGTTTTGGTGCCGCCTACTGGTGGCTTAGTTGTAACGGGCGGTTTAACAACCGAAGTAATTGGTGGTTTGACAACAGGTGGTTTAACAACTGGCGGCTTGACCACAGGAGGCTTGACAACGGGAGGAACAAAAGGAGGCTTAACCACAGGAGGAACCACTGGTGGTTTAACAATTGGTGGCTTAGGTGTGCCGGGGATAACTGGCGGCTTAGGAAGTGATGGAGGCTTTACAACTGGTGGAACAGGAGAAACAGGCGGTTTAACAACAGGTGTTTTAGGTTTTGTAAATGTGTCAATTGCTTTTTTAACCAGCGCGGCTGTGCCAGCACCAACAGCCGCTTTCTTTAGCGTGCTTGTCAGATTGCTTGTTGGCTTTGTTACTGGCTTAGTTGGAGTAACAACAGGTTTTGCTATTGTTGTTACTGGCTTTGTTGTTGTAGTCTTAGCCGCAACAGGTGCCTTTGTAGTCTTGGCGGCAACTGGAGCCTTGGTTGTTGTTTTAGCCGCAACAGGAGGTTTTGCCGCCGCTGGTTTAAGAGCGGTTGTTGTTTTGGTTGCCGCAGGCTTTGCCGCAGTAATAGGTTTTGCCGCTACCGCAGGCTTTTTAATTGTAGATGTAACAGGCGGTTTAGGACTAGCTTGTGGTGCTCGGCTTGTACCTGTTTGTACGCGAGAAACTGGTGCTCCAGCAGTAGTTGTTCCACGAGGGGTAGTTACGCCTCCAGATACAGGTGCGCGTCCAGCAATTGTTTCACGAGGAGCACGAGAAACAGAAGTTAGGTTGCCAAAATCATCTTGACCACCTCGAACACCCATGCCACCGCGACCACCTCGATCACCTCGATCACCGCGACCGCCTCGTTCTGTACGAGCAAAACCATCGCCAAAATCTAACTCAGTAGGTCTGAATCTTTTGTTGGGGGCGTTACGCATGACCGAACTAATTGTTCGGACGGGCGTTCTTAATTCCAAAGGGTTGCGTACTGTTCTTGCCATAATTTACCCCATTTTCTTCGTATTCAAGCCTGCTGGCAACTGTGCCGTTTTTACAGGTATCAAGGTTTTAACGTCCACTTTTTGCGGCGGTGTAGCTTTTTTAATTGGTGTCAAGTTTGCCACATTAACTTGTGCCGCTGGCTTGTTTGCTTTCAATTGAGAAATTTGTTGTGCAGTCAGAGTTTTCTTAGCTGTATTCAATGCACCCAGAGCGGCGGGTTTCACTGCTGTAGTTGTTGTTTTAGGCTTATTGATTGTATTCAACGCCGCAGGCTTCACAGCCGCTGTTCTGGTTATTGGCTTACCTGTTTTTGTCAAAGCACCAGTCAAGTTGGCTCTTGTTTTGTTAACTTTGGTAACAGGCTTGGTCAAAGCCGTTGCTTTATTTAACAAGCCAGTTGCTGTAGATACCGCACCCAAACCAGTTCCAACTGTTGATGCTAAATCAGTTAATGTGCTATTGCCTGTTTCGGTTGCAAGTAGATTTAAACCACCCACCACTTTGTCGGTATCACTTCCAGTAGTCAATGTAGATACATTACTAACCGTGCTAGAACCTGTGTTTGCAAGAATGGCTGAACCAGCCAACAACACCGCATTCATTAGCGTTGCATCGTTGACATTACCGTTAGTAACTAATTGAGTTACGACTGGAGTTAAAACAGAATTTAGTAACTTGGCATCTGCGGTTGAAAGACCCATCTCACCAGTAACAGAAGAGAGACCAGTTCCAACAGCAGAATTGAGCAACTGAGTACCAATGGCAGTACCAACATCTTTGCCTGTTGCCAACGCCGTTATAGCCGCTGTGCCTGCTCTAGTGAGAGCGCCCGATACCGCAGGCGAAAGGTCTGATGGCAACGCCGTAGAGATCATTGGAGCAACACCAGCAGAGATTGCACCAGTAATAGAACCCTTTAAGAATCCGTCGCCAAAATCACCACCAGAGGCTTCCGCCATAATGCCGCTTGTCACGCCGTTAATAATAGACTTTGAAACAACCTGAGACACTATCTCACTCATACCAGCTTCAACAAGAGTGCTAGTAAGCATGGAGCCAACGCCGGGCAACAGGAAGTTGGACGCAATCATAATGATTGGCATGATGGTGTCTGCATCGCTGGTCGTAAAACCAGTTGCAGAAATTACCGACTTGCCAGTCTTAGGATCAAAATTTAAGTCATAACTAGTACCACCACCACCCGTGTAAGTAGCGCCTATGGTGTACGCAATTGGATTGTCTACCGCATCTGCTTGGGACAACAGCTTGCCATTAGCAAACAAACCTTTGCCTGTAACTAGGTCATCAATTGTTCTGTAAACAGATGTGCCATCACCTTCTCCGCTACCCATGATTTCATTAGTCTTAATCTTGGCAACTTGATCAGGGGTTAAATCTTTGCGAGTAGATGTTTCACCATCTCCGCTTGGAATAAGGGCGTAGTATTGATTTGTATCAGGGTCAAGTTGAACACTAACACCGCTAGTTGTGATGTCTTGAGTTTGCAATTGACTCAAATCAGTCACACCAGATTGAATAAATTGACGCGCCATATCAAGCAACACTTGCTCGGATGCTGTGGCTGTCCTACCTAATAAAGTGTTTGCTTCGCTGGCGGCAAAACCAATGTTCTCACCTTTAGTTTGAAATGCACCACCAGTCATGGAGCCTGCATTTTGTGCAATCTGTTGAGCCAGCGTTAATAACTGAGCGCCGTCATACTGATTGCCTTGATGATCAGTAAGCGTTGGCAATGTTGGGGCGGCTGTAGTCGTATCAGCCGCTTTGATCGTGCCTGTAGTTGTGCTTGCGGGTGCTGGTGTTTCTACAACTGTATCTGTAGACTCATCTACGGTCGTATCAACCACAGTTGGTTTGTTAGTTGGCAAACTACTGTATGCGGCATTTACTTGATCTGCCGTGATACCTACTGTAGCGGCAAGCGCAACTACATCCGACTTTTTTGCATTAGGGTCAGTAGCCAACAAGTTAGACAAAGCGTCGTTTACTTCAGTTTGCGTATATGTTTTTGGGGGCGTAACAATAGCAGTAGGCGCTGTATCAACAGGCGTAGTAACTGGATAACCATCTTTGTCAATGATGTTGCCGCCCGGCGTCATAAACGTGCCATCGCCTAAATCAACAATTTTTGGTTCATATATTGTTTTTGGTGGCGGCTCCTCTGGACGAGGTGGAGGTTCTTCAACCTCCCTTATAGGAGGCGGTGGAGGGGGTCTAACATCCACTGGAGGTGGAGGCGGCTCTGGACGCTCAACAATCACAGGTGGACGTGGAGTCTCAACAACAGGCTTTTCTGGTGGACGAGGTGGCTCGTAGATAGGCTCCTCTGGGGGAGGTGGCGGTTCGTAAATAGGTTCGTCTGGAGGAGGCTCTGGACGCTCAAAAATCTCAGGTGGTCTTGGAGGTTCTGGCGCTTCTACAGCAGGCGGCGTATAAAGAGGTGGAGCAACATCAGCTTGCTGAAAATAGCTGACAACAGCATTTGAATCGTAGCCAGTAGCGCGAGACAAGTCGTCAACAGAAACTCCATACTGAACCGCTGTTTCAGCAATCAGTGCTGGGTTACCAATATTGGCTTGAACAAACGCTAATATGTCGGCATCAGAAACGGCAGGAAAAGAGTCGCCATCATCCTCATATGCAGTTTGATATGAACCTTGTCTTGCCATTTTATTTAACCTTTTGGTTAACAGCACCGACTAGAGCCGCCGCCCAATCGTGCCAGTCATCGTAGATGTCAGGGCTAGGTATGCCCTCATTTGTAAACACATCAATTGCCTTTAAACCCGTTGCCCATTGCTTCCAATCGGTTTGTGCATTTGGAATTGACAACTGTTGACCAGCATACGCCTCACACATAATTGACGCCCATGAGTCAAAGGTGTGGTAACGAGGGTCGTAGACAACGGCAAGCATTATGGTCTCACATCACCAACAGTGGCGCTAAGTAAAACTCGACCCATTTGGTAGTTACCGCCCTCCACATTGCTTTTAAAAAACAATCGAATCTCGCGTCGTTGCTCTCTCATATCAATTTTGCCCGTATCAGGATCAAAGGTATAAGGGTCAGATGTAACATCCGCAGATTTTGCAAAGGATCGACCAATCACCCTAAAAGTCATCTCGCCAGTCTGTATAAAGTCAGGCTCAACACGCTCCAAGCGAAGCCAAACATTATCTCCAACTGGAGAGGTCTGGGGCGGGCCACCCTGCACCCAACCCAAGTCCGATGTTTCAAAATAACTTTCAATGGCATTTGAAGTGGTTGCTACTACTTCGTCTACCCCAATCTCGTGGTGCCATAGCGTAACCAATCCAGCCACAGTGTTAAATGATGCAGTCTCAATTATTGTTGCTGTAGCCGCCAAAGATAGCGTTAAAGTCAAACCAGCAAAAGAAAGCGCACCAGACACAGTTCCGCTATTAACAACCGACAATGTGATTGTTGTACCAGCAATGACCGTGACAACCGCTCCAACTCCGATACCTGTTCCAGTTACGGCTTGATTGCGCAGAATGCCTGTGGCACTGCTAACCACAATTGTGCTTGCACCAGATACGCCAGACACCGCTGTAGGAGATGCCAAGGTTGCAACAATGGCATTTATTAAACTGTTAGCAGGCAAACTAGTTGATATAACTAACTGCCCAACAGCAACCAAATTATTAGGTGAAATCGTAATGTTGGCACTGCTATTGGTTGTTGCAATAGACGCCGAGAAAAGTAAATCTTGTGTGGTCTTGGTTGTACTTGCATTGATTGGATAATGAAACACTTGAGAGAAATAACCAGCCGACCTGTTTGCACCTAATGCTGAACCAGCGTCGTACCAAATGTCTTCTCGCACGTTATAAATTACCGCGTCATTGCACTCCTCAGAATCTCCAGATGGAAAGTACCACCAAATTTCTCCAAAACGAGGAACCTTGTTGGCATAAACTTTTTGGCGTTGTGCGTAATTTAAATTGTCAAAAAAGTAATTTTGGTTAAACGTGTTTTTAATTTCTTTAACCACACCGTTGTAAAGCAAAAACCTATCCGATCCACACCAATAATAAATACCGTCGTACTCAATTACAGACTGACTAGAAAGAATAGATGATTGGCTAGAGATGATGTCATAGCGCCAAAAGAAGGTGCTTGATGTTACGCCAGTAGTAATTGTGGTCGGAGTGTAAGACACGCGAATCAAAGAATCTAACGACCAAAACAAACCAGACGGTGCGTTTGATCCACCGCGCACAGGAAGACCCTTAACAATTTTTGTGGAGGCTACATTGGTCTCATTGGAGTCAGGGCCGTTCCAATCAAAAGGATCACCAGCCACACAATTTTTAATTAGTCCGTTGTCCCCATACACAAAAATATACGGATGCAGTACAACTACACCACCAGCAACTTCAATGATGTCGCCTGTTGGGGCTGTGCCAGAAGAGTCTACAAGAGGAGACAATGTAAGCCCAGCAATGTCGCCAGCAAGAACTGGTGACAAAGCAATTGCGTCAATCTGTGAAAGGTTTTGTCCAGCGTGTGCTACTAACAATTGATTACCAGAACCCTGCGCGTCAAAACTTGAATCAAATTGCCATAGGTTTAAATCGTTTGCTGTAAAGGTAGTAATTGTTGCAACTGTAATTAAGAACCCAGAACCGCTACCACCAAGGTTGGTGTTTGAGGCACTCAATGTATTCCCAACAACGTAGTTGTTACCAATAGTCGTTATGGTCACAGAGGTAACGGCTCCGCCAGAAACTACAATAGTAGCCTTTGCTCCTGATCCTGATCCACCAGTTAGGGGAACAGCCGTGTAGGTGGCGTTTACATAACCAGAACCACCAACAAGCGTGCTAAGTGTCAGCACTGGGCCTGTGAACGTAAACTGATTTATCCCCGACCCAATACCGTCGTTATCAATGTTGACAACTTCCAACCCATCGTCGTAGCCATTAAAAACTTGATTGTTTCCATCAACAGAGTTGACATAAATGCCGCGAGAGTACCCATGTGCATTTTGAACAATAGCCCTGTAACCACCTATTTTACGAGGGCGTCCTCGTTGAAAACGAACCCACCTACCATCGATATAAGCGTTTGCATCGAACACAGTCCCGTCCCGTTGGACGCCGGGCTGGGTGTCTAATGTAAAAACCTTTTTGGTCAAAATGTGCCTCCAAGCACACCACCACTAAAGGTTCCAGTCCCAACAATTGCAAGCCCAGATGCAGAAACTGTTGATCTCAAAACACCAAGAATTGCAATATTAAATTCACCCGAAGCGGCGCGATAAATACCTGTTGTTGTTTCTGATGAGAAATTCAAAGACGGTGCGCCAACTGATCCATTTTGTAAACTAACGGTTGACGATCCTGCAAGGATGGTGTTTGCGTTAAACAGGTTAATAGAGTCGCAAACCAATGTGGCTTGGGTGCCAGTGGTTAAGACCGCTGTAGCGCCTGCTCCCGTAGAAATTGTGACTGTAAATGCCCCTGTTGTTGCATTCACAATGTAGTACACCTGAACCGTTGACGGAACAATAATTGTTACATTACCTGTCAATGCGCCTGTGTACTTTTGAATGACATTAGAAGCCTCTGAAGCAGTTAGGGTGTAGGTTCCAGTCAAAACGGCTTTGGACAGTTGAGTAAATGCAAACTGCGTAGACTTGCCCAAACCAACCGTATAGAACTGAGTTCCACTGCAAACAAGAATGCAAGAGTCTGTTGGCTGAAGTGCAATTGATGCAGAACCATTGATCAAGTCGCCGCTGGTTCCCGTAATAGTCAAAGCACCAGTTCCGCTGTTGCGAACAAACATAAACCAGTTATCGGCAAGCGTAGACGCAAGGGACAAAGTTAGTGTTCCAGCACCACCAGTCCACACATAAGTGCTAGAACGATCCGTAGTTAACGCTGTGTAGTTAGAAGAAAACGTCGTAACAGGCTGGCTTTGATTTAATGTCTGACCAATAGCCAAAAGACCATATCCTGCAAGGGTTGCGGCATCCGCACCAGAAGAGCCAATACCGTAGGCAATAATTCCCCATGTACCTGCTGTGGTTGGATTTGCGGTAATGTAAATGTACTGAGCCTCACCAGCGGCTATAGACACAATGGTGTTTGCGCCAGTGTAGTCTTTGACTAATAAAGTTACAGCACCAACATTTCTAATTAAGGCATCATTACCTACAGAGGATTGATTAGCTGGCGGCATCCACAACTCGTTTGCCGTAGAAGCGGTAGACACCTCCATGATACGAGCGGCGGCATCATCAGTTGAGGTGCCGTTGATAGGCCATTCCAACTGTAAGTCAGTCGTCAGCGTAATGCGGCGATAGGATACATCCGTTGGTTGGATGACGTTACCAGTAAAGGGGCTGTTATAACTCATAATTTATCCTTAACTGTCCATCACTACGGCTTGACGATCAGCAATACGCAACTTGTCCTCAGCCATTAAGGTTTGCATGATTTGGTCATAGTTTGCCTTCCACATAGTCATTCGCTCATCATTTTTGAGGAATGGCATAGCCTGCAACAAAGACCCATACAGCAACGCTTGGGGCGCGTAGATGGTGAACCAATTGGTTTGATTGGAAGAATCCAAGGGTTGAATGCGTTCGTAGTACAAGACTTCAAACGTGTAAGCCAAATCAGGTGTTGGGGCTACAAGCCAATGCGTGTAGTCGTAATCACTGTAAAACTCAGGGGTTCCCGTACTGGTTGCGTTAGGCCAATACTCGCGCAGGTACTCGTACTTACGCAAAAGGACTGGTTGGCGCTCACCAGAAACGGTTATATTCATTGAAACTGTTTTGTGCCAACGAGCAGGCTTGTCAATAATTGACGTACTTGCGGTCATGGTGCTTGTGTTGACCGTCAAGTTACCCAAAAACTTGATCTGGCTGGCAATGATTTGCTCTGTCAACATGATGAACAGAGGTATCTTTTCAAGGGTCGCCGTATCCGTCCGCTCTAAATAGGACTGGATATTCTCGACCAAACTGTCATAGGTCATAACACTTGCGGTCGTCATGCTTTCACCTTGTGGATTTGTTGAAACATTTTAGTCTGCCTTTTAACTTGTGACAAGGCTACTTGCTTGCCACGCCCTTAGTCTTCTCAAAACTTCTCATGCCAGCAATTCCCAAGATACCTGAGAGGATGACCCATAGTTGGTCAGCCTCAAGCACTGGGGGAGGTTCCATACCAACAGGCACCCAACCCATAGCCTGTAAATACTTCCAAGCCCACTGAAACAGCGGGTACAGCAAAAACTGATACCCCATAGCCGCCACACCAATCCAACCGATGGCAGGTCGCCAGCCACTGACAAACACGCTAGAGGACGACGCTTCGATCTTGTTGACTTCAATCTGGGCTAGGTCTGTGGCTTGGTCTATGCGCTTCTCTTCAAGATCGAGTTTTCGTTGCTCAATTTCCATTTCCATGCGCTCTTTGTCGGTGGTAATTAAGTCACCAGCAACCTTGCCCACGGCTTCAATAATTGATCCAACAGCAAGCAAACTCATGCTAGACCTTTCAGTGTGCGGTTAATCCAACCTTTGAGGAACTTAACCTGCACAGGGTTCTTGTTGCAAATTTCAACGTAACGGGCAATTTTTGCCAGCGCATAAGACTCTTTGAACCGCTGACCGTCTGTGACTTGATTGAGTTTTTCAATGGTTTTAACACCAATCCCACCGTCAGGGGTAGCGCCAACGATCAACTGAGCCAGCTTCACAGCCATGCCTAGCCCAGCATTGACGCCAAAATTGAAGATGGTATTAGCTACCTCTTGGTTACTGATCTCATTACCGCGCATCTTGTCCCAAAACTCAATGCGGTAGAACTCACGCACCATAGGCGTAAGAGACCCGCCAAACTCTTTCTTGTCCACAAGCGCCCAGCCATTCCACTGTGGGTTCTTGTTACGAGCAATTCCTGCGTAGGTCATCCCACCAGTGTCGCCAGCAACTTCGTGAAGGACATAGCCGCCCTCGTCTTTCATCATCTGCTCAAAGGCTGGTTCAAACTGCGCCATTACTTTTCCTTTGGTTTNGTGTCTTCATTCTGCATGAGTTTGATACCACTCAGGAACCCAATCATGCCGCCGATAAGTGTAGAAAAAGCGGGTGAAATCATTTTGAATATCTCTGCGTTGTCCACTTCCTTGGCCCACAAGCCAAATAGAAACGCCGTGACCATAGCCAAAACGGAGATGCACAGGGTGGTGCTGACCATCAGCGTGACGTACAGCGTTAGCTTTTCTTTGGTATCTCGTATTGGTTCTTGCGGTTTCTTGGTCATTTTTTTTCTCGATCAAGTGCATCTGTGTAACCTTTGATGACCGCGCTTCTAAGTTGCGCAGTGTCTGAAGTTCCTGCCCAATTGGGTAGATTGTTCCAAATCATCACATAATCGTTTGTCTTGCAGTGGGATGCATTGCGCTCTAACCATGCCAGCATCTCTGTGTAGCGCTCTATGGGATTGTGGACTGTATAACCAATCCCATAAAACTCGCGAACATAACAGCCGTTCTTGGCTACGGCTCCAACCAGCCCTAACAGCAGTAACAGTATGAGCCAGCGCATATGTCATGTGAGCCTCTTGTTAAATACCCAAAACCTTTTTTACAAACTCGCCAGCCACGCCGGGGCCGAACAACACAGCCACAATCAACGCATACAAAATATATTCAATGCGTTGCATTCTTTTAGAACCATCATCAAATCTTTGTTGTATTGCGTCATGGCGTTGTTGACAGACAGCCTCATGCACAGCCAATCGCTTGTCTGTCTCAGTTGCCAATTCTTCAACGTCAGGCATTCTGCTCCTCTACGGGTGCAGACTGCTCCTTGGCTTCTTTTTGAATAACTTCAATCAATTGAAATACCTCTTGGTATGGGCGTAAACCCAAGTAACCAAGAATCTGATTGATTGTGTTGACTGATAACTTGATGTCCATTTTTAGCCCCAGTTAGCTGTACCAATAACCGCAATTAAAGCGGGTACGTCTGAAGCCGCAGTAATAGCCGCCTCAAGCCTTGCACACTCAACAACCACAGCCGCACGTTTTGCCACCACATCACTAGGAATAGCAATGTCTCGCTCTGCCTTGCGAATGACCATCCAATCGGTCTGAGCCAACATTGAGTTTGCTGTCTGTTTAAACTGAGCAATCCACTGATGCTTCATGCCCCTTGTTACTAGGCGTTCTGTGGAGTTGACCATTGCACCATGTTCACCAACTGTGGCATCAAAAACTTGGACATACATGGGGTTGCCTTGCTCGTCAGATTCTTCTCTGTCGTTCAAGAGTTTGGGATTGTCCACGCCCCAATAAAAGCGCTGGTCATACCAAGGTGCAACAACATCAGGCGTTTCTACAATGCCAATGGCTTGCTTTTCCTCAAGGCTTGTCAGGCGTAGCCAATTCTGTGGGTAGCTTGTACCCTCGTGCTGAAACCCCTCATCAGGGTTAAGTGTTCTGCCGTTTAGTGTGAGCATATTGAGTCCTATCGTGCGAGGGAGTATTTGAATGGATTAGAAGCAAAGGCCATGTAAATGTATGCACCGCCATTTGCATTAATAGCCGCAGTTGCATTTCTTACCTTAAAGCCATTAGACAAAACGTCAAAGTTATTGACACTTGAAGACGCTTCTGCGCCTGAGTCGTTTGGATATAGTGGGGTTGACATGACATTGTAGGTTTCTCTTGTTGTATCCCAAACACGCCAATCACCATTTGTGTCTGTGCGCTTGACCATGACATAAGCAGGGCGCATACCTGTAAACACAAACGGCCCGTCAGCAGAACCATTGCCTGTGTAAGAGCCAAACGCAGAATATCCTGCTATGGGTGCAAAGCAGTAGGCGACATAAGTTGTGCCAGAGCCATTTGTGCCAGCGTCATTCCCCAAAGAAAATACTGTTGAAGTTGGTGCTGTGTTTTGCCAAATGTTTACGCTGGAACCGCCAGTTCCAGTTGTATTTAAAAATAAATATTTGTTATTGTCATTTAATGCTTTTGCCCAGACATACCAATATTCAGCGGTACTACGAGATTTAACAATCACCATGCTTGGTGCTATCCCAATTCCATGCCCCACAGTTTGTGTAGATGTTGCATTACCCGTATAAGTCACCACACTAAATCCACTCGTAGTGTTTGCGCTTACTGTTGAAGTGATAGAGCCTGCTGTGTTGGTTGAGCCAGAGCCGTTGGCTTTCCAGTTCCATGCGACATAAGAACCGCTACTAGTATTAAATGAGCCGCCACCAAGAGCCAAATTAAAGCCGTCAGAAGTAAATGCTGTGAAATAAGAATCAAAATTAAATTCAGCGCCTGTTTCATTAGAAAATAATGTTTTCCCCGCACCAC